GTCCGAGCCGATGTCATACCACGTGGTCTTGAGCATGCAGTCCCTCCGGTCTTGGCGTTTCGCCCATCTCCGAGCGTACCTCGCCCGTGTAGTCTCCCGGCTCCTGGCCAGCCCCGATGATGGATGCCAGGATCTGCAAAGCATCGTTCCTGCGCTCACGCCAGCGTGGCTGAGCAACCAGCAGGGCAAAGTATTCCTGGCCCTTCCATCCTACCGACAGGCGCACCTGGTCCTCGTCCTCCAGGACAGAATAGAACCAGAACTCGCGGTAGGTCAGGCCGTTAATCATGTCATACCGCCATCCAGTCGGTCCCGGCTTCCTCGTTCTCGCTGTAGCGCATGGGAACTACCTCGTGGCGCTGCACAGCAGGGCTCGAGCGATGTCCAACAGCCAGATAGCGGAACGCGTCAGCACCATGGCTAGACCAGTCATGACATGGCTGGCTACGAAAGACCTTGAGCTTCTCATCGTAGTCCTTGTGGTAGCTCCACAGACAGTTTAATCCACGCTCGCACCTGGTCTTGTCGAACCAGCAACGGGACAGGAAAGATCTGGTGGCCTCGATACCGTCGTCAATGCCCAGGCGTGGCACCACGTGAAAATCAATGCCGAGCCCAGCGGCAGTCTCAAGACGAGAGCGCCCGGTGCCAAGCTCACGAACCTCGATGTCATGCGGCGCATGGTGTGCCCCTTTCAGGTCGTACACGTAGCCCTTGGCTGCCAGTGCTTTTGCGTAGTAGCCAAGACCCTCGCCCGATGCCTCAAGATAGTCAATGACACGTACCTCACGTCCGATGGTCTGGGTGAACCAGATGGCGGTAGAGTCCCCAATCCCGAGGTCCCACCAGGTCTGCACTCCTGCGATCGGCTCGTACGGGACACTGGTCAGCCTTCCTTCCTTTTCCGCAAGCTTTAGCTGTGCACTGTAGTACGCGCCCTGCCTGGCGCCCTCGAAGGAGCAATAGTATTCCTGCTGTATCAGGTCCTCGTCCATGCCCTCGCGGCGCTCGGCATCGATGTCGGCGCTGGTGAGGACACCCGTATCGTCCACGGTTAACAGGCTCGTGAACCAGTCCGGATTGTCCCTGGCCATCTGGTACAGGGTCCAGCCGTGGTTCTTGCCGCGTGGCGTGTAGTCGAACACGGCCCAGCCGCCGTTTTCTCGCAGGATTGGGCGGATGTACTCCCAGGCCCGCGGGTCCTGGACAGCGTACTCGGAGAAGATGCAGCCGACCGGGTTGGTGCCCACGATCGAGTCGATGTTGTCGGTGCCCACGATCTGGTAGATGCTGTCATTGATGAGCTTGACCTGCATCTGCTGGCTGTTGCTGCCCTGCACCAGCTCGACCGGGATGTGGCTCATGAACGGAAATCCGTCCCGCTCGCGTCCGTCCCACAGGACCTTGCGGCCCTGGTTGTATGTAGGAAAAAAGTGAAAGTACGTCCCGACCCGCTCGAACGCGCTCTTGATGGCAAAGTTCAGGAGTGTGATGTCCTTGCCGGCCCGGCGGTGCCAGCAGGCTATGGCCCGGCGCTTGCCACCGTCCAGGGCCCGCAGGAGCGGGAGCTGGTATGGACGTGGCTGGTAGTGGTATGGCAGGCGTATGTCAGCCATAGCGTGTCACAGACACGTTGAGCTCGATCTTGCCGGTGTGTTCCGAGCTTTGTAGGCGCGGGTGCGTGTACGGTGCCGCATCCCTGGCCATCTGGGCCCGGAACGGCTTGCTGTTGTCCTGATTACGCATCTCGGCCAGCATGAAGTCCAGTGGCGTGATGCCGGTGGCTTTTACCTGTGCTTGCAGGCGCGAGCGACGTACGTTGGGTGTGCCCTTGACCCGTCCGCCAGTCTTTGTTCCTTTGGCCATAATAGATCCATCACCCTGACCTATTTATGTTTCTTGTGCGCCGGCTTCTTTCCTTTAGCCGTTGCTTTGTTGCCATGCATCAATCCGATCTTGTTCAAAGTGCCGTACACAGCCGACGGGTTTCCTGGATACTTGCCCTTGAGTTTTTTCTCGACCTTCTCGACTGCGCTACCTTTGGGCATGTGCTATTTCCTTAAGGTCAGCGTGGTCTTGCCTTGTGTGTGATCTTCTGCTGGGCGAGCATGCGGCGCATGCCTACCTCGTATACCTTTTGCGGACTGTTGGTCAAGTCGCCGTCCCGATGATTACCACGGACCGGCACGTGCATGACGTCCTTGCCCGGCTTGTGGTAGCTCGAATTGCTGTGCTTGTGCGTGCCGAATCCAGAGTGCTTCATTTGCGCCTCTGGACGACGAAGGAGCCAGAGTGCTTCATTTGAGAGCACTTTTCACATGCCTTGAATCTAAGTGTTGCGGGTGGCTAGGGCTCGAGACAGGGATCGGGTACTTCGAAGCCATGGGCCTGGAGCCAGACTTCGTAGCCGTGTTCTGGGCTGCGCTGCCGGCTGGATTTCTGTGCCTGGTGCTGCTCATGATCTTGCCGTGCTTTTCCGGTGTCGACAGGGAAAACTTTGACATCACCACTCCTTTGCGTTAGGTACTTCCAGGCCCAGTACTGCCGGCCGCAACAGATGTCCATGACAGTGCCACAGAATTAGACATTTCGGGCTTATAGCGCTTTTTGCCGGATCTGTCCACATTTATAGCATCGATGGCCTCGATCTGGCTACGGACGATGTGCACAGCCGCGTCGTCGCCGAACATTGCCTGCAGGTCCCGGCGCTGCGCCGGCGTGAGCCTGCCGCCCTCTACCTTGCACTCGAGCACGAACCATTGCCGGCGCCAGCGCACCAGCAGGTCGAACGGCTGGCCGATGATCCAGACCAGGGCGCCCACCTTGCGCAGCGCAGCAACTATAGGTGCCTGGTTCGCGTCAGTCGCGGTCCGTCTTTGTGCGTGCTTCAAGGTCGGCTATCTCCCTGTTCAGACGTTTCGGGCTGTTCCATTTTAGTCTGTGCCAGTACGGGTTGGCGGCAACGCGACGCAAACACAATAGCCGGAAAACTTCAAAGTCAAAAGCTTTGAGATAATTCAAGTTCACAACAAGCCTCTTTTCACTATTCCTTCGCCTTTACCCCCGCCCGCCAATGACTCCCCCTACCCCCATGGGTAAGGAGCGTCACGGAGTCCCTTGAACGTCCTGGTATCACCTCGGCTAGCGTTCGCCTCGGCACCCCTCGGCTGCCAGGAGAACCGCGGCATCCCAGCTCCGCAGTCCACTCCAACCGCTGCGCCACAACAGCGCAGTCACCTGTTCTTCCGCGCGGCCGGCTAGCCCTTGCTATCGTGCGGAGTACGGTCGCTCATGGCCAAAGAAAAGCCCGCCGGGGTCCGAGAACCGGGGCGGGCTAGGTACTGGCTTTACAGCTGCGGACAGTTGGCACTGCCGGGCTAAGACAAGGAGCAGTAGGGACTTGTGTCCCCGCTGTGCCGCATGTGTAAAGACAATGATACACGTTTCTTAGCCCAATCAAAAACCAACCACCGCCCTGCCATAGGCGACAGGTTGATTATCCACATTCTAGGACAGATGTCAATCCAAATCATTTCCTCGGCCAGCAGTCCTTCGGCCCAGCCGCCAAGGCCGCAGAACAGGTCAATTGCCAGAGGCTTCATCGCCTGCAAGCCTTTCCAGCTCCAGACTGACACTTGGCCAGTTCCCGGTTGCGATTGCAGCGCTGGAGACCGATTTGGTGCCTTTGCGGGCATTCCTGATGCGAGGATCAAAGACATACCGGCTGACACGGTATGGTGGCTGGTTGGGCTTGCTCTTGAGCCAGGCAGCGTGGTGCCTGGCGTTGTCACGCTTGAGGTAGACCATGCAGGGGCTCCACATGTCGTCGACCTTGCGCTCGATGACCCAGACCTTGTTCCCACTCATGCGGCCTCCTGATCGTTGATCCTGGCATCGCTGCCGCTGCTGGAATCGGTCATTTCGCGGCTTTCGGTAATCCACCATCCGGTGCCGCTGCAGGACATTCCCTTGGCAATCATTTCCTGGATCGTGGCGCACCGGCGGTCCTTGCCAAAATCGCCTATTCGATGCTTTTCGAAAGCACGCACCGAATTGAATAGCTGACCGCATCCGGCACATTCGTTGTGGTCGCCGCGCAACACCACGTGCGGATTAGCTCTCATTTTGTCTCCATTCGCTTCACCGATCGCCGATACAGCTGGTGCGCCCGGGCCCGTGACACGCCCAGCAGCACGCCGATCTGTGCAAATGTCAGGTTCCCATTCTCCCGCCACTGTCGCACCTGGTCCTGACGAGGATAGGCACTCTCCGTCATGGCCTTGACCCTGCTGGCTATCTTGCGATCCATGGTGATAGCGTACGCTTGCTTAGGATAAATTGCAATACCCCCTTGACAGATTGTTCCTGCTGGCCCATACTTCTCACATCGTGTCCTAAAGGACACTAATTAATGTGTCGATATTGTTGCTGTACGGACACTAACTGGGAGTAACGCACATGACCACCAATCACACCCCTGGACCGGACCGCACCGTCTACGGAGTCACGACAGTTGAGTCCAGCAAAGACGGATACAACTTCACTGTATCTGGATCGAAACTGAACATCGGGTGCAATCTTTCCGACCGGCGCGCCCCGACCGAATCCGAATTGTGGGAAGCAGCCCGCAAACTCAACTCGCACGCGGATCTGCTGGCGGCGCTGGAAAAGATCGCAACCAAGTTTGCGGGCAAGCAAGCTGGCGACATCGCCCGTGCCGCCCTTGCATCATATG